CGACACGGTGCGGTCTTGGTTGTTGCTCAAGATCGCCCATTTGCCGCGGCGCTGGGCCTCGGACGCGCGCGTGCAACCGATGGCACTCAGCTCGGTCGGCTTGTCACCGAGGCGACGTTGCAGGTCCAGATCCGCGAACGGAATGACATCCGTGTCGTAGTTGTTCGCCGGGTTGTCGTAGCTGACCAGGGCCCGCGTGTATCGGGTTTTCGCCGAGGCGCTGCCATACGAGAACTTCCCGTCGATGACGTTCGCCCGGGTGAACACATAGTCAAAGTCCTGTGCGCGCGGCATGTCCGCCTGCATTACCAGTTGGCCCTGGGCCCAGTAGGTCATGCCCCGGTAAATGCCGGCGATATCACGCAGCAAAGACCAGGCGTCCGCCTTGCCTTGCAGGTTCATGTCGCACAGGAAACGGGGCTCCACGCCATTAAGGCCGTTTGGCACCAGCTGGTCGCAGTACTGCGCGATCCGGTACAGCTCCCATTTGTCGACCATGAACGGCTTGATGCGTTTGCCCAAGCCGAAACGGTCTTCAGTGCACACCCCATAGGTGATCCACGCCGGGTTGTTGGTCCACGCCGACTTCATGCTGCCGTCCCACGTGCCTGTGTAGGTGCGCAGGATCGGATCGTAGTTGCTCGGCACCATCCATCGCCGCGCCCGGCATCGCACGGTGACCGCCGGAATGTTGGTGAACTGCTCGGCGTCGAACTCGATGTAGAGCAGCGCGGTGTTGGGGTAGCGCAGCTTGGCGTCGATCACCTCGGTGTAACCGGCAATCAACATAGTGTCGGCGATCTTGTTGCTGTTCTGGTTTGGCGTCAGGCGGCGCACGCGGATTTGCCAGCCGCTGGTGGCGTCCGGCAAGTCGACGCGGGTGGATCGTTCGTAGCGCGTGGTGGTCTTGCCGTCCACGGCGTCGGTTGCCACTTGCTGATAGGCGCCGCCATCGGTGGCCACATCGATGGCGTACTCGATGCGGTAGCCGACGACATTGCCTTCGTCATCCTGACGTTGCAGCGCCGGCCAGGCGAGACGGATTCGAACGGCTGAAAGCTGGACGTTGCTGATCGAACGAACCCAGGGCGAGTCGCTGCGCAACTCAACGTTCAGCGATGTTTCGTTCTCAACCGATGGAATGCCTGGGATATAGGTCTGGTCCACGGAGCCCGAGCGCCAATCCCATTTCACATTCGGGAAATTGTAGTTGCCACTCGCATCGCGGATCGGGGTGTTGTCCAGGCAGATGTCGTAATCCGTCGGGATTTCGTCGAACTCGCCCTCGCCCACAGCGATCAACAGTTTTGCCAGGTTGGTCGAGCGCAGGCTGTCGCTGGCTTCAGTCGGCGATTTCGGCTTGCTACTGCCGCCCTTTTCGCCATGGATGTCGATCTTCTGTGCTGCGCCCATGCGTTCCTCCAGGCGAAAAAAAACCGCCTCATGGGCGGCCTGCATGCTGTGTGCTGACTACGCTTTGTCTTCGGCGTAGATCGATGCCGAAATGATCATCCCACCCCACCGGCGGTCGCCGATGCAGATCGGTACGGGGTTGCCGCTGGCGGTGGTGTTCTTGGCGCTACCGAAGGCATAGGACGGCGCATTTTCGGGTGATGAGCTTTGTTTAAGGCCTGATGCCTGCGGGCTGAGCATTTGGATCACGCCACCGGCAGCAAGCGCGATACCTGGTGCGAGCGTAGCGCCATTTGTAAACGGGCTCGCAACAATCAACGCGATCCCAAGGATCGTCTGTAGCAGGCCGGCACGCTTGCTTCCCTCGATGACAGGAACCACCCTGATTTCGCGTGAGCCGCCCAGGCTGAAGCCGTCCTCTCCGACGTTCTTCCTGTTCCTGAAGATCGCAAAGCGCATTCCCATCCTGTCTAGTCGACGTATTTCTTCCCCAAAACCTTGAAGAGTCGCTTTCAGGGCGCGAAATACCTCCCACGTTTCTCCGGAGTCAATTTGTCTGTGGTGCAAGCGGCCAAACTTTTTGGCCAAAGATCCAGAAAGCTTGATGATGGTCATTGGTGCATAAAAGATCGCGCTCACTTTGCCTCCTTGTGCCTGAGGATCAGACGTGTCCGATCAAGCCACGGCCCGCCGAATACAATGATCTCGCTCGGCCGGCCGTAGAGGTGGTGCAGCATGAACGGGCCTGGGCCAAAGGTTGCCAAATCCTCATCTAGCAGTGTCGGATCAGTGCCGAGAAATATCCCTGCATGGTTCGGGTAAACCGTCCGACCAACCTCCATCACGATCATGTCGCCGCGTTGCGGCTGGTCGACCTTATAGAAGCCGGCCGCCTCGTAGTTCGCCTCGTACAGACTGGTGTTGTCGGTGCTTTCCCACCAGCCATCAGCACGTTTGAAGGCTTCGAACTCCAACCCCCACTCGCGCTTGTACCAGTCGGCGCAGACCTGCCAGCAGTCCCAAGCCCCGTGCACGAACGGTCGCTTCAACAGCGGAACATCACCCGTCGGCATCACGGTGCGCAGGTCGCCCTCCGGCCAGCTGAGGATATGCCACGGCATCGCGGTTGCCTCGCACATTGCGAGGTCGCGCGGCGAAGGTCGGCTGGTAGCGTCCGGGTGCGAATGAACGATGCCGATCACTTCGCCGATGTCTTCCGCCGCGGCGTACTCCTCCGGATCGATTCGAAACTCTTCGTTCGGCTCGGTCGAGATATTCGGACACGGGTAATACTGCTGTTTTCGCCCGATGGCCAGCAGCAGCCCGCAGCACTCTTTCGGGTACTCGGCGGCTGCATGAGCCTGGATCGCGCTCAAGATGTGCTTGCGCATGGTCAACTCCGAGCGATCAGGGAAACAGCAGGGAAGCCACCAAACGGCAGCGGATTGCCCTCACCGAAGCGCGGGATGCAACCCCGGCCCAGCGTGGCATCGCACTCGTCCAGTTCCGGGTTATCGGTGACAACCCCGTCTTTCGTAACGTATGGCCCGGTGTAGCCGCAGTTCGGTCCACGGTATCCGCCGGTCAGGCACCAGTGGCAAAGCGTCGTTGCCTGCCGCCCAATGGACTCGTTACCAACGTCTCCCGGACTGGCTAGATCCCAACTGACTGATTCCCCATCCTCGTTCGTCTTCTGGTCGATATACCAGACCTCGATCGTCTCTTGGGTTGGGTCGGCTGTCGGGTTACCAGCCGGGAAGTTTGTCGCATCGAGGTACGTGCCCAGCGTGTGGCGCATCGTCAACTTGAACTCAAGTAGGTCCGCGAACGCCAGGCACAGTGCGGTAATGCGCCCATTAACGTTGCCAACAGACAATGTCGGTCGCACCGCAGTGCCATCGCCATTCGCCTCGATGCCATCAATCTGCATTGGCCATGCACCATATTCGTTTCCCTGCCACCAGATCGCTTTCGCGGGTAGTTGGTCGGCATCGACGCCAGCGGCAACCAATTCCGCCGGCGTATAGGGGATTGAATGCCCGTGGAAGCGCAGCACGTCCGCGCCATAGTCCGTGCCGTCCAATTCAAAGAGCAGCACTTCGCTGCCAGGTTCGAGCACCTGGATATCACTGATCAGCGGCATGATTGCCCCTTATGGGAGGAATGATTGGGTGAAGGTGGTTGTTAGGGTGTAGAACCCAGCGCCATTCGGCGAGATGGCTGGAGCCGATCCCCTGTAAAAGCTCAGCTCACCGAGTGGAGGCGTCCAAAAAAACGACTTGGATCCGGCGTGCCTGTCGAGAAACGCTTTGATCTCAAGGGCCACAACCTCTCGCACTACGAATGACAGAGGCCAAGTCTCTATTTTGTTGTTGGGACCATCCCCTACAACCTGCTCGTACCCGCTGCCGAATTTGCTCGACCGGGTGCGGTATTCAGGCGCGCTCGTGGCCTCCAGCTTTGGGCACCAGGTGAATGTTTCAACGGCCATTTACTACCCTCCAGATTGCGCCGCCGGTACGCAGTTCCTCGGCAATTGCTTGCTGAGCACCGCGCTTTGCAGTTTCCGCGTAGGCTTTCCCCAATGCCTGCATGTCCTGATTGGAGCCACCGCCGTCAGGATTTGGCACCGTGAAATTTTGCTGGATGACAATTGAACCGGCTGCGCCAGGTGCCGCCGCTGAGCCGGATCCGCCGGACGATAGACCTACATACCCACCATCTGCATACCCCTGACCACTCTTGTTCAGACGCTCCAGGTAGGCACGCATACCTGGCTGCTGGACAACTTCCTTGCGGATAACGACCTCGCCACCGTGCACGACGCCCATCGGTTCGTATTTGCCACCGTCGCCGGTGTAGCCACCATCCCAATGTTGCGCAGACATCCAGCTTTGATACGCCGCACCGGTGTATCCGGACTGCGTCGAACCTGCAGAGCCGGCCCCGCCGAAGTAGGCACCGGCCGCAGAGGTCGCAACTCCGAATAGCGAGCTGAGAGCCGCCGAAGAAGCCTGCCGAACTTCGATGCGGGCTAGGTCAGCCAGAATCGACTTGGCCAGATCGCCGAACGACAGCTTTCCGGTAGTCACGAAGGTGGTCAGCGCATCTTCCATACCGCTGAACGCATTAGAAAAAAGGTTTTTGGTCTGCCCGGCCACGTCCTTGGCGCTGCGCAGGTAGTCGTCGTAGGCAGCCGAAGCGCCATTGGTCCAATCCGCCTGTGCTGCATCGACGTCAACGTAATACTGCCGCTGCATTGCCAAGCGCTGGTCAAGCGCACCTTTCAGTGACGCTGTTTCCTTGTCGTATAACTCAGTGCTGAACTGGTCCTTGTTGCTCTTGTTGTAGTCGGAGGTAAGTTTGTCTAGCTGTGACTGATACGACTGCTGGATATTGCGCTGCTCTTGCAGGCGCTGCTTTTGCACATCGCCCAGGCCGGCGCCGGCCAGGTTGTTATCCAGCCCCTGCTTGGCGCTGGCGAGTTGGCTTTGCAAATTTTCATCAAAGGCCGCGAGCTTGCGCCGAGTATCCAGCGCTTTTTCAGAAAGGGTGTTCTGGGTTTCCAGCGCTGCGTTGCGTTTCAACTGCGCGGTGATCAGATCCTGGCTGGCAAGCAATGATTTCTGGTCGGCGGTGAGCGTCTTCTTGCCTTTGATATCAGCGAGCTGCTGCTCCCACTCGACCAGCTTTTTGGCGCTGGCACCCAAGGTCTGACTCGCTGCCGACTGATCACCGATCAACGAGTTTTGCTGCTGGAGTACAGCATGCTGCTGACGCGCATCGTCCAAAGCCTTCGTGCCCGCGTCCTCGCGGTACTGCGGCGTTTTTGCGACTTTCGGATCTTTGTACTTGTCGTTGATCGCGGCCAGATCCTTTGCCTGCTGATCAGCCGAGATCAGCAGCGAGTTATCGCCCTTTGCCCTTGCCTGAATGACTCTGCGCTCCACCAGCAAGCGATAATCAGCGACTTCCCGGGCGCGCTTGTCGGCATTGCTCTCGGTTTCTTTGCGCAGTTTGACCAGCTTGACCTGATCGTCCAAAGCTTGTTGCTGTTGCTGTTGTGCAAATCCCTTGGTGGCGTTTCTGCGGTCCTGCTCGGCTTTTAGAACAAGCTTCTCGGTTTTCTCGCGCTCAAGCGATTGCTCGCGAAAACTGTCATCGGGCACCAAGTTGCTGAACCCATCGCCCTTGTTCAGTTTCTTGGCATTGGCGATAGCGTTGAGCAGTTTGTCGAGATTCGCGATCTGCTGATCAAGAGTTTCCTCCCGACCGACATCCAGCGCAGCATCCCATGCAAGCTTGGCCGCTGTTTTCACGGCATTCCAGCTGCTTTCAAGGGTGCCGAGGTTGCCTTTGATTGACGTAGAGGTGCGATTCAGCCCGTCTTCATATGCAGCGGTAGCAGCCGTAGCCGCTTCTTGAGTCTTCCCCTGCTCTTGCAGCGACCGGATGTGTTCATAGGTCGTGGAGGTCAGGAAATTCATCGAATCATTGAGCTTGAGAATTTCAGCCGTTGGGTCCTTTGCAATCCGCTCGAAATTCTTGACCGTCTCTTCTGCCGCGACTCCCGTGGCCGATTCGAATTTAACTGCGGCTTCCGCTATCGACTCAAACGCAGTTACGGGAATGCGGGTGGAAGCAGCCAGTTGAGCCAACACCGCCGAGGCTTTTCCAACCGTGCCACCCGACAAGGCGACCTGACGCGCCAGAGACTCCAAACCGTCTGCGCTTGTGCCGGCGGTATTGCCGGTCATTGCCAAAGCGGTATTGAAAGCCGTGGCCTCATCGCTACCCTGCTTGTAAGCCAGAGCCAAAACCGCCGCCGCAGCCGCGGCAACCGTGAACGGATTGACTAACCCGACCACGTACCCACCAAGAGCTTTTGCCGCAGGCCCGATCCCGCCGAACATATCCTTGAGCTGGCCGCCCTGCTGCAAAAAAACCGTCAACGGGTTCTGGCCGGCCTGGAGTGAAACGGCGATATCGGTAAACTGCGCGGGAACGCCACGCAGGTTCGCCGCGTACTGCTTAGCCGTCTGCCCGCTCTTCATCATGACCCGGTCGACCTTCTCGACTGAGTCCCGCTGTTCCTTCAGCTTGCCGAGATAGGCATTGAAGTCGGCCTCGTCCAGGCGCCCAGACGCTCGGTGTTTGCGCAGTTGCTCTTCCATTTTGTCGAGACGGCCATACGCCCCAACTACCGGATCGATCTGGCCGACCAGTTTGTCCAACTGATCGGCTTGATACTTGGCTTCTTTGGTGGTGGCTCTAAGCTTACGCTCTGCCCGATCCATGCCTTTCTCGAAGCCACCAGTATTGGCCACCAGGTCAACTGTCAGTTGGCCAAGAGAATCAACCGCCATAAATTACCCCTTCACGCGCCGCAGAAGCGCGAGCAAATCCTGCGGTGTCGCTTGTTTGCCCGCTTCATGCCCAGCGCTGAAACCGCGATCCGGCATGAAGTCCGAGAACTTGGCCTTACCGCCCATGACGTTGTTGAACACGGTCGCCAGCATCGCAAACCCATCCTCGAGGCGATTCCCCAGATTCAGCGGCCCCGTTTGTCGCCGGTACCGCATCCAGTTCATCGCCTCGACATAGGTCATTCTTTGCTTGGCTTCCGCGATCGTCGAACCGAGGACGATGGCGAGCTCGTGCCAGAGCTCTTCCTCGGGTTCGATTTTTTTTCGAGGGAACCCTCAGGCACCTTATTGACATCACCAATGGCGGCCAGCAGCACAATCGCCAGCTCGGCACAGAGCGGCCCATGACCAGTTTCCGGACCACCGACAACGTCGGCCAGGGTGAATACTGGCGTGCCGTCCTGAGCAACGATGCACGATGCAATCCGCTGCGCGGTTACGTCTGCACCTTGATGCTGAGCATCCCAGCGCTGGGTGATCGAGTTGAACGATTCCTGAAGCACGTAAACAGTCGCCTTTTGCAGGCCACCTTCGGAGTGCCAGGCGATGTCCTTCTTGACTGGAGGCGCGATGAACGCGCCGGCAGCTTTCAACGAAGCAATACTCAGATCCATGGGATTCCCTTACGCAGCGGACTTCGGTACCAGCACCGGATCACCGGAAACTTGGATACCAACGGTGGATTTGACGACGTCGCCCAGGCCGAACGTGAACGGGAAGCTGTTCATGTAGCCTTCGAAGGTGAGCCAAGTTCGGGTGGTAGGAAGATCGAAATCAATTTCGTCTTCGACCACGGCGCGAGCCGTTGCGCCGGTACCGGCACCACCGGTGAGTGCAACAGTCGGTGCGCTGGTATAACCGGTGCCAGGATTCGTGATGGTGAAGCCGGTTACTTTGCCGGCCGAGACCTGGGCAGTTGCTGTCGCACCGGTACCGCCACCGCCAGTGATGGCAACCGTAGGCGCGGTGGTATAGCCCGTGCCAGCAGAGTTCAAAACGAGCGCGGCCAGCGCGCCCGGGGTGCCCACCAGAGGCGGAATGCCCGTGCCAGTGTCAAAGTTAAATCCGTCCGACCAGCCCACCGCCCATTTGAGTTTGGTGCCAGCTTTTTTCAGTTCGTGCAGGCGCAAATGCCCTGGGCTCTGAGGATCGATGTTCAGGCCAAACGATGCAGAGCCAGGCTCAGCCAAGCCAGCTTCGTATTCACGAGCCTTGGATTTGGTGCAGGTGACGTCGATCTGCGCGATGGAGGTGTCAATGCCATCCAGCGACGTGAAGCAGCCCACGTCGAGGATGCTGTTGTCAGCCGGATCCAGTGCGAAAAGCTCCGTGCCTTGGGTATTAATGGTCAATTTGATACTCCCCGATTTCCTGCGAAATCACTTATGAGCGGGCATAAAAAAACCCGCCGAAGCGGGTCGTTCTTTCAGGCTTTCCGGCTACAGACTCACCAGCCAGGCAACATCGAAACCTTTGCGATAGTTCTTCGTTTCCTCGTCCCGGGTGTCGATTCCGAAACCGGTGACGTAGGCCTGCCATCCGATGGCTAAACGAATAGCCGACACCACGGCACCGGCTGATGCGACGGTATCGGCGTAGACATCAATCTGTAGTCCGTAGCGGTCGGTGTCGGGCAAGCCGTTTAGGTAGTTGATCGGTGATCCGCTGACAACCTGCCAGACCGCATAGGGTTTGGCGGTGCCTTCCGGCGCTTCGCCGTGCGGGTAAAGTCGCGTTGGGGTGACGCCGAGCAGCGCAGTGACCGCCGAACTCGCTGCGCAGACTTTGAAGATTGGCGCAGTCATCAGTTCACACCCAGCTTGATCAGTTGATACTTGGCCGAGCTGAGAAACTCCCGGAACAGCGCTTCACGATTGTTGGCCAGTGCCGGCCGAAGGAAAGGTTTTGCCCGGTTCTTCTCGGTCCCAAGTTCAACCCACCACCAGTAGAAAGTGTTGCCGCCCTTCTGGCCCCGCTTGCGCATTCGCACGCCTACGGAGATCACCACGGCGCCGACTTCCTGCCCAAGCGCCTTGCGCTCGACCATAGCCAGGTTGGCTGGGATGAAGTTGGCGGTTTCAGGGTCGTCGATGCGTGCCGCGCGGTCCTTCGCATCCAGCAGCACAATCTCCATGGCATCTTTGGCCGCCGGCGTGACCACCTTGCGGCGCATCTCCTCCGTCAATCCCTTGAATCGGGCAGACAGTTCATCCGCGCCCTTAAGGTTGTACGTGACCCAATCACCCATCACTCACCCCCGCAGCCACCATCAGCGTCAGATATTCGCGGCCAGAGACCTTATCGGTCAGGGGCGGCCCTTTGATTGCGTAAACAGTGCTCCCGTGCAGGACGCGCATCGTGTCGAGCACGCCCGGGCGATAGCGAATGATGATCCGCGCGGCGAACTCAGACTGATTGGCTTGGGCTTCCACGAATTCGCGGGTACTCAGTGGCTCGATGGACGAATAGACCTTGGCAAACTTCACCCAGGCTTCGCCGACCATCTCCCCTGTGCCTGGG